TTTTCACCCGATTTAACGGCAAATAAGCAGTAGTTCCCACTACCTGCCAGTATGTGTTCTAAGAATGTTATTGTGCTCATACCCCACCAGCTATGCTCAGAGACGACAAGGGGCGCCGGAGCGCCCCCGCCTTAACCTATGTAACCGCTAGTAGGTATCAGTCGTCCCATTCACCCAGCAAGTCGTCGATGTCACTGGCCGGCTCTTCCTTTGGAACAGCTTTCTTTGTGCTGCGGACAACCGGTTCTTCGTCATCTTCTTCAACAACTGGCGCTGCTTTCTTCTTAGGCGCAGGTGCGGGGTCTTCTTCAGGTTCTTCAAAAACAGGTGCCGCTTTCTTCTTGGGCGCGGGTGCGGGCTCTTCGTCGTCGTCTTCAACGACAGGCGCAGGTTTCTTCTTCGCAGGGGCAGCAGGCGCAGCGGCCTTCTTGTTACCGTCAAACGCGCCAACGGTCATGGTGATAGCGGACTTAGCTTCAGCAGAGTCACGCATTTCAAGAGCAATCTCCAGCTCTTCCTGATCCAGTGGGCGCACTGCGTTGAACGACAGCTTAGGCTGCTCACTCGCCACATCAAACTTCATGCGGGTAACCACAGAGATTGCGTGCACATTGTTTGCCGCCAAGAACTTACCGTATGCCTGAAGACCCATCTTGCCGTCTTTACCGTCGCCGAACACGCTGGTGGCCGGCAGTTGTAACTGGTACACCTCTTTCTTTTCAATGTCCCCATCGAGCAGCACTGCAACGCGCTGGGAGAAACGGCATGATCGAGACTCACCTTGGCCGGAACCTTTGATGTTCTGCGGGCAGGTCATGCACTTGTCGCTCTGGCGTTGATCTTGCGGCACGGACGGGTCTGGTGTCTGCGTGTTAGATGACCAGCAGGAGGGCGGCACTGCTGTGGCTTTGGGGTCATAGGCGCCTGCATAATAATTGCGCGACACAGGAGCCGCGTTAACCAGAATCACATCCAGCGTGCGGTCTTCGCTTACGTAAATTTCCTCACCGTTAACCACCTGACGAAACGCTTTGCCCTTGATGGAGATACGACGATTGCCCGCAGAACCAGTGCCGCCCCCAGCAATGGTCTTGGTGATGCTGTCTTCAAACCCAGCCGGCATTGCTGGTAACTTAAACTTCTTGCCTTCAAACAAAGTGATGTTGCTCATACAAACCTCTATTTATGGTCGCGTTGGTTGTTACAGATCAAGTTCTAATTGCTTTCTTTTTTCTACGTTATCGGCACTGAAGTGACTGACAACCTTATCGTAGTCAAACCGGTGCACGGATCGGTCGTTGCTTGGGACGGAGATGTAGGCGCTGCGCGGTATCTTCCCACTGTCCATCCAGTTACGTATGGTTAAGGTTGACACCTGAAGGCGTTTTGCCAACTCCCCGATCTTGATAAGGCTATCGTCGCTCATTACTTCCTCCGAATACTAATTTGGTATTTCGTTTCCGCGTTCATGCCGGGAGGCAAAACGTCAGGGTGTTCTTCCAAGAACTGCTTCACGTTACCTTGGTGTAAACGCTTTTCAAGCAGGTCAGGTACTTTATGCTCAAGCACAAACTCGTGCATTGAAGCCCAGTCGTTGGTCCAGTAGTTGGTCGCAGTGGTGCGGTAGAACAAGCCCGACTTAGTGCGTGCGCCTTCGACGCCGTGTTCTTTGCAGTAATCGAGCAGTGCACCTTTAACCTTTGACATCTGATCTGCCAGCGTTTGCACTTCTTCTTTGTAAGCGTTATCTATTTCGTCCTTCTTTTCCTTCATTTTGAGATACACGCGCACGAGCTTGGTTAGCTTCGGGTCTTCGGTCTCAACAGCTTTTTCTGCGGCCATGATAGCCCCCTTTGGTTGGTTGTTGTTATTAATTTACTATGCTTAATTATACTACGCAAGTACTTTTTTATACAAATCAATCATAGCCGTGTGCACGTTAACCTTGGATTCGAGCATGGTGAAGACATGTGCCTCCGCCTCCGAACCTTGCAGCTGCACCACCGTACACTTGTTCTTCTGACCCGAGCGGTGCACCCGAGCGTTTGCCTGCTCATAAATCTCCACAGATGATGTCGGCCCCCACCACACAACGGTGTCTGCCGCCGTGAGTGTCACCCCGTGCGCCGCAGCTTGCGGCTGTATCACCAGCACCCTCGGGCTGTCCGTGGTTTGAAACCTCTGGAATATGTCTGTGCGGTTGGACGCACTTACACTGCCGTTGATAATCGCGGTGCTTATTCCATCGGCTGATAACTTACTGGCCAGTATCTCGATGACACTCCTGAACGGTGCGAAGATCAGCACCTTGTTCTCGGTCTCGTTGATAACTTCCATTAGCACGTTATAGCGCGTGGTAATATCGAATTCGACAGTTTCCCCGTCCTCGCTGTACGCCGCACCTGCTGAAATCTGCAGGAGTCGGCCGAGTTTTACCGCTGCGTTTGCCGCTGTGATCTGCTCACCCGCTGCCTCGACCACCATCTTTTTCTTCATGATGGCGTAGTACTTCGTCTGCTGAGGCGTCAGTTCAACGCGTCGTTTGACGGTGACCATATCGGGCAAGTCCATGCACTCTGCTTTGGTAAATCGAATCGCCGGCTGCAGCGCCTCATGCACGATGTCTTTTGAGTTCGGCCGCGGTATGTATTTAAACTGCGTCAGCTTGTACATCACCATGTCACGCCACCCTGTGAAATACTTGGGCACGCCATCCGGGTTAACGAGCTTGGCCAGACCATAGGCATCTTCCGGCGACTGCGCTGCTGGGGTGCCCGTCATCATCCACAACCACGTGCTGGGGCCGACCAACTGCCTCAGCGCCTTCCATCGTTTCGTCTGCACGTTCTTCAAGTATGTGGCTTCATCGCAGATGATTAAGTCGAATCGGCCGTACTTCAGATCGTCCAGCGAATTGACCACGGTGTCGTAGTTCGTGATAACAAACTCAACGTCGCTGTCTATCACAGCTTTGCGCTTCTTCGCGTTGCCATGGGCAACGTCCACCTTGCGGTGCATGATGGTCTTAAAGAAGTCTGCCCGCCACGCCACGTCCATGATAGACAGGGGGCACACCACGAGCACGCGCTGGATAATCCCCGCCGTTAGCAAGTAGTCTGCTGCCCACGCCGCTGCCGCCGTCTTGCCTGACCCCTGCTGAGAAAAGCAGAACGCTCGTCTGTGCAATGTCAGAAACTCCGCCGTGGTGCGCTGGTGCGCGAACGGGGTGTACAGTCCGGGCCAGCTGTATGCACGGTTAATAGGCGATGGGACTTTCTTGACGCCGATGTTTTTAAGCACCTGCATCTCTTCTAATCCCCAGTTTACTGCGACTCGCCCATCCGGTAGTTGTTTGCTTTTTGGTATTGTGTTGAGTATCTGCTGCGGGTTTCTCACACGCAATAGCACTGCTTTGTTATCGTAAATCTGCATTGTTGCCCTTACTTCTTCGGTTTGTGCCCATTGCGGCTACGGTTCGTGCTGGCCGATTCAATTTTGTAGCCGTCGGCGTTGCTCCCCCCGTTCTTGAGCAGCTTGTTGTGAGAGACGTCTTTACCCTCACGCCGGTCTGCTTTGCCGTTGTTGTTCTTGTCGGCTCCGGTCTTGTCAACCTCCCGTCTGGCACGTTGGCGCTCCATGCGGTCCCCGTGCTCACCCCGCGCCTTGGCGGTCTTGGCTTCCTGCTTATAATCTCGTTTGTACCCCGGTGAACTTGGCATCACATATTCCTCCCGTTATGGGGGCAGGTAAGCACAACACAATACTTCTTACACAGCCCTGATGTTTTGGGGTTCCACACCCCGGATTCAATCGCCGTTAGTATCCGCCCGTACCGCTGCAACCACTTGGCCCACAGTGCCGGCGCGTCGCTACGCTTATACTCACGACGTATAAACGCTTTTGCTATCACAAAGAACAACGCCGCATCGACCTCTTCGACATCAGGGAAGTGTTTAAACGTCGCCAACGCCATGAGTTCTAGCTGGTCAGTGTCCGCGTACTTGGCACTTGCTCCGGCCTTGTAGTCGAGCACCTTTGCCTTTGTTCCGTTGATGATACTCAAGTCGGCTATGCCACGCCACCACACCTTCGGGTCATCCATTGCACACGCTTCAAGCTCTTCGGTCAGTCCCATCTTGTACTCAGTTAACTTCTCACCCGGCAGTGCCTTGAGCTTATCCAGTGACCGCCTCGCAAATTCAAACTGCGGGGGCAGCTCCGCCTGATCTGACACATAGAACTCAGCGGCCTCGTGAAACATCTCACCGTACATCGCTGCTTCGTTCTGTTCGTCTTTAAAGTCCTTCTTGATCTTGAGGTGGTAATACTTCCTCGGGCACTGCTCAAACAGTTTGATTGCACTAAACGACCACGTTGGTTTCTTCACTTAGCTTCTCCGTACGACTGCGCGATGTCACCTTCCGACCACGTTATCAGCTGCGGCCACCACTTGGGCGGCGTTCGCATTATTGTTTGCAGTGTCTCCAGTGCAGCGGGTGCATCACTATCCGGCACGACATAAACCAGCTCGTCATGCACCGCTAGGCTCGGGCGCAGCTTGGTCTGTTTGTACATCTGGTACGCATTACCTGCGATAACATCACGTGCCAACGCCTGCACAATGTTTTCCGTCACCTTACCGGCGTATATCCGCGCTTGATGGCGACCCGACCCATACACCCACTCTTTTCGGCCGTTGTCACCCGCTTCTTCACGCAGCGCGGGGTAGCGTATCATTCTACCAGAAGGCAGGTGTATGCCTTCTCTGGAGGTCTCCATCATTGCCCACGGGTCTACGATCAGGCGCTCCCCCTGTTGTATAAAGTGCAGCATCTCATGGCACCTGCGCCAACCGAGTACGATGTCTTCGTAGGTGTTGCGCCACTGCGTGGTGATAGCTTGGGATTCGTCGAGCGACAAGTCTATACCGCCCATGATCTTGGCAACTTTCTGAAATGCCCCGGCACCTGCACCGAACCCCAACCCCAAATGAGCGACCTTGCCTATCTGCCGCTGCGGCTTTGTTACTCGATCTAACGGCACGTTGTAGAGCTTGTGTGCGAAGTCTTTGTACAGGTCGGCTTTGTCCGGCGACGCTTTATACAGCGCCATGGAGCTAAGCACTCTCCATAAGAAGTGGTTCACGCGTAGTTCAATACCGGACAAATCAGCTACCACCACCTTGTGTCCTTTGGGCGCCCGCATAGACTTTCGCAGGGCGTCAGACAGCTTGGGCTTATCCGGGTTTATTCTCGGCAGGTTCTGAGGGTTATACAAAAATCCAGACCATCGCCCAGTTGTATCAGCCCCGCAGTAGTGCAGTGGTATCGGCAGTTTACCACGCAACTGCTTACCAACACCTACAAACGTCTCAAGGCGTGTTTCAAGTATTGTTGATTTTACGTCCAACCTTGCCGAAGCCGCCATGGCCACGATCTCGTTTTCGTGTTCTTGTAGCGCAATAAAAGCCTCATCAGTTTTAGCCAGCGCCGGCACCATCTTATCCGGGTTTGATGGGCTTGGTTTCATTGGTGTCGGCACTCCGAATGATGTT